GACATTTTCCCCGGTGTAAATATCAAGCGTGGTGACGGTGCTATGAATATGTGGTCTTTGGAAAAAGGCTATAACAATTACTTGGCTACTTCACCAACTGGTACTGCAACGGGTTTTGGTGCTTCAATAATGATTATTGATGACCTTATCAAGTCAGCACTTGAAGCCAATAATGCTGATACACTTGAAAAACACTGGACTTGGTTCACAGATACCATGCTTTCACGATTAGAAGAAGGTGGGAAGATCATTGTGGTTATGACCCGTTGGCATAGCCTTGATCTTGCCGGAAGAATCATTGAAACCTATGGTGATAAAGTCAAGGTTGTTCAATATAAGGCGGTTCAGGATGACGGTTCAATGTTGTGTCCTGAAATATTATCACGCAAGTCTTATGAAACCAAAAGAAAAGCAATGGGTGCTGATATTGCAGAAGCAAACTATCAGCAGAATCCTATTGATATAAAAGGGCGTTTATACCAGTCCTTCAAAACTTACAGTAAATTACCAGTTGATGAACACGGTCAGGCGTTGTATTCAGCAGTTAAGAACTACACTGATACCGCAGATACAGGTGATGACTTTCTTTGCAGTATTGACTATGTGGAATACAACAAAGAAGCCTATGTCATCAATGTTATCTATACAAAAGACGGTATGGAGATCACAGAACCCGCAGTTGCAAAAATGCTTTATGAAGATAAGGTCAACATTGCAGACATTGAATCAAATAATGGCGGGCGTGGATTCGCAAGGAATGTTGAATCAATACTTAGGTCAAAATTCAGCAGCAATCAGACGGTCATTCATCCGTTCTTTCAGTCAAAGAATAAGATTTCAAGAATCTTGTCTAACAGTACATGGGTTATGAATCACATTTATTTCCCGGTTAACTGGCAAGATCGTTTTCCTGATTATTACCTTGCAATGGTTAGGTATCAGAAGGAAGGAAAGAACGCACATGATGATGCACCTGATGCAACAACAGGTATAGCAGAAAACATTGGGGGCGGTGATGCCTTTAGTTTTGATTAAGCAATTACCGGGTAGAATACACGGTGTCAGCAGCCGTTTCTTTTTGGACGATAGGAAAAGGCTGTCAAATGCTTACTCCGGGGCGGTTGCAATCGGTGACCGCCTATGACACCTGTATAACTACTTTTTGAGATATTAGAAACAAATTAGTAACACATACCCTTGGAAACATAGTGTTTTCAGGGGTTTTGATTTTATTATGCAATGAAAGGGGTGAATTGAACCGTGTTCAGTTCCTTTGTGGATGCAATCACATTAAAACTTAGCAATTTCATATTGCAAGGGGCAAAGGCACACATGACCGACTTGGAATTTCTTGAAAAGGAAATTGCAGCATGGAAGTGTTCACCCCGTAGAATGATGCAGATAAAAGGATTTTTGTACTATGACGGTGACCATGATGTAATTCACCGCAAGCGTACAATGATCGGTGAAGGTGGGGAACTTGAAGTTGTTGAGAACCTACCAAACAACAGAATTGTTGATAACCAGTATGCAAAGATGGTCAATCAGAAAGCCAATTATCTGTTTGGTAAGCCGTTCACACTAAGCGGTGAAAACACTGCATATATTGAACTGCTGAAAAAGATATTTGACAAGAAGTTCATGCGAACATTGAAAAGTGCGGGCAAAGCTGCATATAACGGCGGTATTGCTTGGCTATATCCATACTACAATGAACGGGGTGAATTTGCTTTCAGGCTTTTCCCCGCTTATGAGATTTTGCCATTTTGGAAAGATTCTGAACATACTGAACTTGATTTCTTCATCCGGCATTATGTGACGGTTGCCTATGACGGCAATCAAAGGAAGTTCATTGAAAAGGTTGAATTGTATGATCTGAATGGTGTTCACCTGTTCATTCTTGATGGCGGGAAACTGATTCCTGACATTGTGAACAATGAAACCGCAGACTTCCCACACGTTACAATGACGGATGCTGCCGGAAATGTTCAAGTGTTCAACTGGCAGCGTGTTCCCCTGATTCCATTGAAAGCCAATGAACAGGAAACACCGCTGATTAAGAAAGTCAAGTCATTACAGGATGGCATCAATGTGATGCTGTCTGACTTTGAAAATAATATGCAAGAAGATGCCCGGAACACCATTTTGGTATTGAAGAACTATGACGGTACTAATTTAGGTGAGTTTAGGAAGAACCTTGCAACCTATGGTGCAGTAAAGGTCAGATATGACGGTGACACCAAGGGCGGGGTTGAAACCCTTGAAATCACAGTCAATGCAGAGAATTACAAGACCATTGTGGAAATCTTCAAGAAAGCCTTGATTGAGAACGCAATGGGTTATGATGCCAAGGATGACAGACTTTCCGGCAACCCTAATCAGATGAACATTCAGTCAATGTACTCTGACATTGATACAGATGCCAATGATACGGAATCAGAAGCACAGGCAACAATGGATGATGTACTTTGGTTTGTCAACTGCCACCTTGCCAATACGGGACAGGGTGATTTTGAAGGTGAAGAAGATGGGGTTGATGTGGTATTCAACCGTGATATGCTGATGAATGAATCAGATATTATTGATAACTGTCAGAAGTCACAGGGAATCATTTCTGATGAAACAATCATCAGTATGCACCCTTGGGTAGATGACCCGCAACTTGAAATGGAACGCCTGAAAAAGCAGAAGGAAGAAGCACAGAAAGAAATGCTTGCACAGTATGACCCATTTGGTACACAGAACCAAAACGGTAACGGTGCAGATGATGACCCTGACAATAAAGGTGACCCGTCACAGGGAAGTCAGGGCGGTGAAGTAGATGAATAACGGTGAATACTGGCAGAAGCGTTTTGAACTGCTTGAACAGGCAGCACACCAACAGGGGGTTCAGTGTTATGCGGATATTGAAAAACAGTACCGACAGGCACAGAAGCAACTTGAAGGTCAGATTGCTGCATGGTATCAGCGTTTTGCATCTAACAATGGGGTGACCCTTGCAGATGCAAAGCGGATGTTGAACGCAAAGGAACTTGCTGAACTGAAATGGGATGTGAACCAGTACATTCAGTACGGTCAGGAAAATGCGATCAACGGCACTTGGGTCAAGCAGCTTGAAAACGCATCTGCAAGATTCCATATCAGCAGACTTGAAGCCTTGAAGTTGCAGACTCAACAGAGCATTGAAGTCATGTTTGGGAACCAACTTGACAGCATTGACAGCACAATGCGGAATGTTTACAAGTCCGGCTATTATCACACAGCCTATGAAATTCAGAAGGGTGTGGGTGTTGGTTGGGACTTTTCCGCACTGGATGACAAGCAGATCAGCAAGGTCATCAATAAGCCTTGGGCGGTTGACGGCAAGAATTTCAGTGAAAGAATATGGGGTAACCGTCAGAAGTTGGTCAATGAACTGAACAACACCCTGACACAGAACATCATCTTGGGAAAAGACCCACAGAAAGCCATTGATGAAATTGCCCGGAAGATGAACACTTCCAAAACCAACGCCGGGCGGTTGGTGATGACAGAAGAAGCCTTTTTCAGTTCCGCAGCACAAAAGGACTGCTTCACTGAACTGGATGTTGAACAGTTTGAAATTGTGGCAACACTGGATTCCCACACTTCGGATATATGCCGGGGTATGGATGGCAAGCATTTCCCTATGTCTGAATGGAAGGTTGGTGTGACTGCACCGCCGTTTCATGTTCATTGCCGTTCAACCACAGTACCATATTTTGATGATGAATTTGATGTTGTTGGTGAACGTGCTGCACGGGATGAAAAAACAGGCAAGACCTACTTTGTACCGGGTAATATGACCTATAAGGAATGGGAAAAGTCATTTGTCAATGGTGATAAGTCAGGCTTGCAAGCAGTCAACAGTGATGATACAATCAAAGAAAAAGAACCAAGTGAAGCATTTCAACAGATTCAGAAAGCGTGTGAAGCGGACAAGGTTGAACACAGACCTGTTCAGAAACTTTCACAGCCGTTGTCATCTGATGAAATCATTGAAAGGCTTGCGGGTGGAGATATGACCAAGGGTTCATGTTCTTCACTGGCTTTTGCATACATTGGAAACAGGAACGGACTTGATGTTCTTGATTTCAGGGGTGGCAGTAGTCAGTATGTATTTTCTATGAACAGTAACATTAAGAAAATACTGGAATTACCGGGTGTGAATGGTTCAATCACAATGGTCAAGAAAGAGATTTCAGGAACAATGGAAGTCCTGAATAACCTTGTCTTGAATAAAGAATACTATCTTGCAACTGGTAAACACGCAGCCATTGTCAGACGGGTTGACAGCGGTGTTGAATACTTGGAACTTCAATCAAAATTTCAGAACGGGTGGATGCCATTTGACCGTTATGGTTCAATGGCTGCAACACTGAATAAGCGTTTTGGATGTAGGAAAACAGTTGATAAGCAATTCGGCAAGGTTTGGGAAAAATCAGTTGTTCTTATGGATGTTGAATCATTCAATGAAAATACTGAATTTGAACAAATTCTTGGGTATATAAATACCGCAGTAGAAAGTCAGAAGAAAGGGGTGACGGGTGATGTCAAGTAACTGGTACAAGAACAATGAAACAGATCAGATTTGGTGGAAAGATACACCTGATTCAGTTGGTGAATGGCTGTTCAGTTTTGACAAAAAGCAAGTGTTCAATATGTTTGCTGATTATCCGCACAACCTAACACCTGAACAGAAAAAAATATTTGATGAAGAAAATCCTGAATGGTGTGAGTTCTTCAAAGATAGAGTATAGAAAGCACGGTCAAATAACCGTGCTTTTTTCATACCTTAACAAGTTATCAATAGACCTGTAATAACTGCTATATGGCTGTTATATGAGGTCAGAAAGGGGGATAAAAGGCACATGAAAACATACACAATGAGAAAGGCATGGTGATCCTGATTATCTCCCGGCTACTGGGTCAAGTAGCACATAGAAAAGGCATCCGGCAACGGGTGTCTTTTTTCTTGCGGGTTGTCAAGCGTAAACCGAACAAAACCAATCAATCATGTGGGAGTAACCCCGTATAAAAACGTATTTGAAAGGATGGTATAGAAATGACAAGAAAACAGTTAGAGGATTTAGGACTTACCAAGGAACAGGCTGATTCAGTAATGAAAATCAATGGTGATGACATTGAGAACGCAAAGGGTACTGCTTCAACAGAAATCAAGAACTTGCAGACAGAGGTTGAAGGACTGAAAACACAGGTCGGTGACCGTGACAAGCAGTTAGAAACCCTGAAAGCATCTGCCGGGGACAACGCTGATCTGAAAAAGAAGATTGAGGACTTACAGACTGAAAATGCCACTGCCAAGGCAACCCATGAATCTGAACTGAACCAGTTGAAAATTGATTTTGCGGTTGAAAAGGCACTTACTGGTGCAAAGGCAAAGAACATCAAAGCTGTCAAAGCCTTACTTGAACTTGGAGAAGCCAAACTTGACAAGGACGGAAATGTCAAGGGACTGGATGAACAGATCGAGAAGTTAAGAAGTGGTGATGACACCAAGTTCCTGTTTGAAGCACAAAAGCAGCAGAAACAGCAGCAGAATTTCAAAGGTTTTCAGCCGGGAGCATCAGGGGAAAAGAAACCGGGTGAGGGTGAAACGGTCGATTTCTCAAAAATGAGTTATGACGAACTTACCGCTTACATGGAAGCAAACCCGGATGCACAGATTTAATTTGATGAAAGGAAGGTAATTGAAACATGGCAAAATTTGATGCTAAAAGTTTTAACGAAAAGGCGTTCGGTAAGTACATGAGTGCTATTAAGAACGTAAAACTGAACAAGTTACGTGAATCTCGTGCAATCGTTGGTGATGCAAGATTGCGTGACACTTTTGTGAATAACTCACAGACTGGCACTGTTTATGCAGTGTTACCGTATTTTGGTCTGCTTTCCGGCACACCGCAGAACTATGACGGTGTTGACAATGTTACACCGGGCAAGACTGACACCTATGAACAGGGGGTTTTCACCTATGGCAGAATGAACGGTTGGACAGAAGCAGATTTCAGTTATGATGTAACTGGTGGTACTGACTTCATGGCAAACGTTAGAAATCAGATCAATGACTACTGGAACAGTGTAGATCAGGATGTTATTCTTGCAATCTTAGAAGGTGTCTTTGGAATGAAGGACACTGGTATAGGTGACATTAAGAAAGCTAATGCAGCCTTTGTTGAAGCACACACCTATAACATTGCATCAGCAGGTGCTGAACATACTGATGACAGTATGAAGATGGATGCAACAACCCTGAACAGTGCAATTCAGAAGGCTTGCGGTGATAACAAGCAGAAGTTCAAGCTGGTTTACTGTCACAGTGCAGTTGCTACCAACCTTGAAAACCTGAAACTGCTTGCATACTTAAAGTACACAGATGCACAGGGCATTGAGCGTGATCTTGAAATGGGTACTTGGAACGGCAGACTGGTCATCATTGATGATTCTTTACCTACTAAGGTTGTTGAAGCCGTTGCAGAGGACACAGGCAAGGGAATCAAGGCACAGGATGCATACACAGAGTACACAACCTATATCCTTGGTGAAGGTGCTATTGGTTTTGAGGATGTTGGTGCAAAAGTACCGTATGAAATGGTTCGTGATGCGAAACTTCACGGCGGTGAGGACACACTGATTTCCCGTAAGCGTCACGCCGTTTCTGTTGGTGGTATTTCCTACACTAAGGCATCACAGGCAACAAATTCCCCTACCAATGCGGAATTAAAGACTGGCAAGAACTGGTCACTGGTTGCATCTGATACCAAGACTATTGAGCATAAGGCAGTACCTATTGCCCGTATCATTTCCCGTGGATAATTTCTGATCTGAAAGGGTGGTTGCAATGTTTGATACTGATACAGTAAAAGAACGGTTGAAATCATTCGGTTATACGGTCAAGGCAGATGATGAATTTGCCTTGACCTTTTGCGTTGAGAAAGTACGCAGCACAATCAAGAATGAAATCAACTGGAATGATGTGCCGGAAGGACTGGAACACATTGCCGTTGATATGGCGGTGGGTGAATTTCTTCTTTCCAAGAAAACCTTTGCACCTGATGACCTTACCGGGTTTGATTTAGAATATGCTGTCAAGCAGATTCAGACAGGGGACACCAACACGGTTTTTGCAACTGGTGAAGGTTCAATGACCCCTGAACAAAGACTGACTTCTTTCATCAATTACCTTTTATCCTATGGAAAGGCTGAATTTAATTCATTCAGGCGTATCAGATGGTAAAACAGATTCAGGCAGCACAAAAGGCTGCAAGGAAAGCCATTGAAGCAACCTATTTTGGTACTTTGACGGTGACAGAACTGCAAAAGGTAAAAAATGAGAAGTCAAAACTTATGGAAGAATCAGAGGTTGTAGTCTTACAAGACCAACCGTGCAGATTATCTTTTGAAAAACTGCAAACAGCAATTCAGTCAGAATCAGCAGCAACGATCACGCAAAGCACAAAGTTGTTCGTTTCCCCGGATGTAACCATCAAAGCGGGGTCAAAACTGACAGTAACACAGGACAATGTGACCACGGACTACACCCGCAGCGGTGTCCCTTCCACATATCCAACGCATCAGGAAATTACACTTGAACTGTTCAAGGAATATGCGTAAATGGGTAGAATGGGAAGATTTGACTGCAAAGGTCTGAAAGACTTTCAGCAGCAGTTGGGAAAGTTGCAAAATCCTGATGACTTTGTGGAATCGTGTGCAAAGGAACTTGCTGCCCGGTTGCTTCGCATGGTGGTCAAAAGAACACCTGTCGGACAGTACCCGGCAAGTTCAGGAAAAAAGGGCGGTACATTAAGGCGTGGTTGGACTGGTGAAAAACGTGCATCAGCACAAGGGTATGCAGACAGCCTGACGGTGAATCATTTTGGTGACACCTATGTCATTGAAATTGTGAACCCGGTTGAATACGCATCCTATGTTGAGTACGGACACAGGACAGCTAATCATTCAGGATGGGTCAAGGGTCAGTTTATGATGACCATATCTGAACAGGAATTACAGAGAATTGCCCCAAAGGTGCTTGAAAACAAAATCAAGAAATATTTAGGGGGACTTGGTAAATGATAAATTCAATAGTTGAAGCAATCAGTTGTTCCCTGAACAAAGAATTTGGGGATGATTATGAAATCCACAATGAAGAAATCAAGCAAGGTTTGAAAGAGCCTTGTTTTTTTATTGCTTGCTTGAACCCAAACAACAACCTTTTCTTTGGCAAACGGTATGAACGTACCAATCAGTTCTGCATCCAGTATTTCCCACAGTCTGCAAAGAAGCAGCGGGAATGTGCTGATGTGGCTGAAAGAATGTATGACTGTTTGGAGTATATCACAACAGACGGTGATACCAAGCCAATCAGGGGTTCAAAAATGAATCATCAGGTGGTTGACGGTGTTCTGAATTTTTTTGTCAATTATGACTTTTTCACGGTCAAGACGGAAGAACAGACACCAATGGAAACTATGACGGCAAGCACGGATGTGAAGGAAGGTGGTTGATTATGGCAGCAAAAAAGACAGCAACGGGAACTGCTGCAAGGTCTGAACAGACTGAACCAATGTTCAGCAAGGAACAGATTCTTGCATCTGCCCGTTTTGCAAACAGAAGGGACTTGGTGGATGCCCTTCTTAATGAAGATAAAAGTTACACCATGAAAACTGTTGACAATTTAGTTGAAAAATACATGAAAGGACAGGTGAAATAGTATGGCTTTAGGTGGTGGTACATTTACCTCACAGAACAAAGAACTTCCCGGTGCTTATATCAACTTTGTATCGGCTGCATCCGCATCTGCTGCACTGTCTGATAGAGGTATTGCAACAATGCCCCTTGAACTTGACTGGGGTGTTGAAGGGGAAGTTTTTGAAGTAACCAATGAAGATTTTCAGAAGAACAGCCTGAAACTTTTTGGTTATGCCTTTGACAGTCCTAAGATGCTTGGTCTTAATGATCTGTTCATGGGTGCAAAGACCTTATACGCATATCGTCTGAACGGTGGTGGAGATAAGGCAGCGAACACATACGCAACTGCAAAGTATTGTGGTGTGCGTGGTAACGATTTGAGGATCGTGATTCAGAAAAATGCAGATGATGCAAGCAAGTATGATGTTACAACCTACTTCGGTACGGTCAAAGTTGACACACAGACAGTTGCCAAGGCTACTGATCTTGTGGCAAACGATTATGTGACATTCAAGGCTGCTGATCTTGCTGTTACTGCCGGAACACCTTTAACTGGTGGTACAAACGGCACGGTTGACGGCACTGCACATCAGGCTTACTTGGATAAAATCGAATCATACACCTACAACACTATGGGCGTTGTGGTTACTGATGATGTTACCAAGAAGTTATATGTGGCTTTCAACAAGCGTTTGCGTGATGAACTTGGTATCAAGTTCCAGTTGGTTGTTTACAACCTGTCTGCTGATTATATGGGCGTTATCAGTGTGAAGAACAAGGTAACAGATACAGGATGGTCAGAAGCAGCACTTGTGTACTGGGTAACTGGTGCAGAAAGCGGTTGTGCGGTCAATAAGTCTTGTCAGAACAAGAAATATGACGGCGGTTTCACCGTTGATACCAATTACACACAGAATGAGTTGAAAGCAGCAATCAAGGCGGGTGAGTTCACTTTCCATAAGGTCAACGGCGTTGTCCGTGTGCTTGAAGATATTAACTCTATGGTGACCACTTCGGACACTTGCGGGGATGTATTCAAGGACAATCAGACGATCAGAGTTATTGACCAGTTGGGAAATGATGATGCAGTTCTTTTCAACACTAAGTATCTTGGTGTTGTTCCAAACAATGCATCAGGCAGAACTTCCCTTTGGTCTGACTTGGTGAAAATCCGTACACAGTTACAGGAACTTGGTGCTATTGAAGGGTTCACTGATTCTGATGTTACGGTTGCACAGGGCGATTCCAAAAAGGCGGTTGTGATTACATCAGCAATCACCGTTGTGAACGCTATGGGTAAACTCTATGAAACGGTTACGGTTGCGTAAGAAAGGGGTGAAATAAAATGCCGAATGTAACAATGAAAGCAAGGGACACTATTGCAGCAAAACTTGCTGAATGTTTTATCACAATCGGAAGTAGAAGATACAACTTCATGCAGATGATTGATATGGAAGCAAAGGTTGAGAAAACCAAGACTACTGTTCCCCGCCTTGGTGCAATCATGGCGGGTCATAAGTCATGTGGTATGGAAGGTACTTTTTCCGGCACGGCACACTATAACCAGTCAGTTCTTCGTCAGGCATTACTTGACTATAAGAACACTGGTGAAGATGTGTATTTTGAAATGCAGATCACCAATGATGACCCAACCAGTGATGCGGGCAGACAGACGATCATTTTCTATGACTGCAACACTGACGGCGGTGTGTTAGCAAAATTTGATGCTGACGGGGAATACCTTGATGAAGAGATTGAAGGAACATTTGAGGACTTCTCAATGCCTGAATCTTTTGCAAACCTCACGGGTTTTCTTACTAACTAAGTAACAGAACCCCTTGTGTGGCTTTTATATAAGGTCATATAAGGGGTTTTTTCTATTCTTTGATAAACAGAAGGGAGAACAACAAAATGTCAAAATTCAGTCGATTTATGAAAGCGAACAAAATCGCAAAGCCAAATGAAAAATATGCACCTACAACCACATTACAGGATGAAAACGGTAAACCGCTGGAATGGGAGTTCAAACAGATTACTTCCAAGGAAAATGAAGCGTTGCGTGATTCCTGTACC